CTCATCGTAAACTTTTTTGCTTACTTCTCCAAACTTCAAGCGCAAATCAAGCTGGGCTTGCTCATTGCGAAGAATCTCTTCTGCGGTCAGGAAGGCGGCAGCAGCTTTTGCTGTTTCTGTTTCTGCAATTGATTCACTTAAACGGCCTTGTTTCGCCAAGACAGCGTTTTGAGCATTGAGCTGACTAAGTAATTCGTTAAATAGATTTTTGCGCTCGCGAGCCTCTTCTTTTTGCCTGCGCTTGGCCTCTTTTTCTGAATCTCCGGCGCTCTTGGGCTCAGGGAAGGTCGAACGCGCTCCGCGAGGAATGGCCGCAGAAGGTTGCGCTGCACGTCTAGTGGCTACTGGTGCAGTCTGAGCGGGGCCGAGACCAGCAAGCTGGCGAAGCCGACCTATTGTTTCCAATGCAGTCTGGACAGGATTTATAGACCTAAGAAGCATTTGCATGCCAGCCGCAATATCTGGCATGGAGACTTTGATGCTGATTCCAAGGTCAGTAAGAGTTTGATTAAGAAGCTGAATGGCAGTGCCAAGAGGATTTAATGCCGCCCCAGCCTCACCAAGTAGCTCAAGCCCAACTCTGAAGTTGTCAATATCCTTGGATGTATTATCAGCTAAATACTTAAACCCTTCTCCAACGAGGCGAGTGGCCTCGACCAGTGCAGGCGTGATTTCGACAAGGAAATCGGCGAAGGCATCTTGAATCTCTGCCCCGATTGGCTGAATCGCTTTGCCGACCTGAAGGCGCATTTCATCAAATGCAACCTGCAATCGTGCTCCCGCATCTTCCGAAGACGAAGCGATTTTTAGAGCAGTATTACCATATCGTCCGCCAAGCAATTCAAGGAATTTCATCAAGTCATTAAGACCGATTTGTCCCTGTTCGAGCGCCTTTTGCAATTCAGGACCACTTTTGCCAGCGGCCTGAGCAAATAGCGTGAATGTTCCGGGCAGTCTTTCCGCGATTTGGTTCAGTTCTTCAGCACTAACTTTTCCTTTGGAGAAGACCTGCGTCAGGGCGAGCAAGGCACCATCAACCTGCTCTGCATTACCGCCAGTTGCCTTGACGGCTTCTGACATTGCTCTAAAAGCGAATGCAGAGTCATTAACCGTACCCCCGGCCCCAAGCACAGCAGCACTTAATCGCGTTAACCCCCTAGTGGCCTCAGCCTGAGGAATGTTGAGATCACGAGTAACTGAAGCAGCAGCCGCAATTGCTTTATTGTAATCATCTTGATTGCCAATAATTCCGCGCAAGGCAATTTGCAGCTTTCCGATCTGTGCTGCATAATCAGCGGTGCCCGCAATCTGCTGCCTGAACATTCCAAGCTGGGCGCCAGCAGCAGAACCAGCGAATGCACCACCGACGATTCCCAGCCCCGGAACTGCAGCACCGAGAGCCGCACCGCCCAAGCCGCCCAGGAAACCCTCTGGGCCGCCAAAGATGCCACCAGAGATCACGGCACCGGCAGTCTGCACAGCCTGGCCTGGTGTGATACGCCCGCGACGCCGGCGCTCTCGAGCGGAGAGCTGGCGGTCAAAAGCAGCAAGCTCGTCATCAAACGACTTCTGCCTAAGGCGTCCTTCAAGATCTAGCCCTTCAAGCAGTTTTTCAATATGCAAATTATCATATTTAGACTGTATCTCTGCCCGCTGAATGCGAGCGTTTTCGTAAATCCTGTTTACGTCATTCAGCGATCTATCGATCGCCTCTTCTGCCCTGCGAGCGGCCTCAGGGAAGGGCTCTGGACCGATCGGTCGCGCATATGCCTGCTCTTGAACGCGAATGCGATCTGGCGTGCGAGCGCCACGGGCGATCATTGCGCCGGTGGCAGGATCTCGGAAGCCGCCAACACCGGGCGCCATCGGGCCCTGAGTGCGGTAGTACTCCTGGATCGTTTCCAGCTTTGCCGCTCGACGCTCTGCGCCAGCTTGAGCGATGTTCAGGCGATTGAAGGCTTCGGCGGTGCCAAGCAACTCAGTGCGCAGCTCACGCTGAACTGCTGCCATTTGCATCGAAACACGGGTGTAATCGGCGCTCCCCCTTTCAACGTTGTTAAGTTGCGCAGATAGCTCAGACAACTGCTGCTCGAGCGCTGCAGTTGTATTAGGCAGATCAGGCAGCCTTGATGGATCTGCATAGCCTGCAGTAAATTCACGGCTTTGATATGCGCGAAAGCCTGCAATAACATTTGCTCGACCGGTTCTTCCGGCCTGCGTCATCGACAGAAGCTGGATTCTTTCCAGTGTCTGCAGGTATTGCTCCGAGTCAAAACGCAATTCCGCCATGCCACGGCGAAGAATCGAGATTTGGCTTGCAAGACGTTCCGGTGTTGCACCAAAGCCGGCGGTCAGCGTGCGACTGAACTGCTGGGCCTCGGTGGTGAGACCGGTCAGGCGGGTGCGAGCGGTCTCGATGTCTCTGCCGAGCTGAGCGAACGCGGACGACCCGGGCCTGGTCTGCTGCTGAAGGGCGCCAAATGCCTGAATCTGACGACGCAATGCATCTGCATTGCGCTCCGACGCAGACGTGGAGGCAAGAACGGCTTGCCGCTGCTGATCAATGGCGGCGGTAGTGCCGCGCATTTCAGTTTCAAGCCTGTTTATATCATCATTAAGCTTTCTATATGTCGCGCTATTGATGTCAGCCTGCGTCTTCAGGCCGCGCAATGCTTCAAGCTGACCCTTGATTAACTGTTCGCTGCGAGCCGAAGCATCGCTATATTCGTTAATGCTGCGACGAACTCGCTCAATAGCTGAAGTAGTAGGCCCATCAAGCGTCTTCTGCAGATCCTTGAAGGCGCTGCTGACCTTGTCCAGGCCCTGCAGACCCTCAATGCCAAGGCGGACCAGGATGTCGGTGATCTGCCTAGGTGCCATCCTTGTTCTCCTTGGCAAGCTCGGTGAGAGCGGCTGCTTCCATTACCCGCAGCCCCTCCATCATCTCGAGGCGATCACCCACCGAGTATAGATCCAACAAGCCGCCTGGCATCAGAAGCACCTCGTACTTCAACCCGAGGTAACCAGCCATTGTTGTATTCCATTGTGTTTGCATTCGTAAAAACATCATCACTATATCCCAGTTCTCGTCCCACACTTCAAATTGTTCTTCCTCGAACTCCTCCGGCTCTGCAGGGAGAACAATGCCAAATGCGGCAGCATCCTCCCCGCTTTTATCTTCTACACGCTTGCCGCCTTTCGTCCAAAAAATAGCGGCCTCTTTTAGTTTCCCGCTTTTGCTCCGTCAAAGGTTTCGGTATATGCTTTGAGCACGCCCCGAATCCAGTAAGGATCGTCGGAGAATTCTTTCAGTGCTTCTATCGAAAACGGCACTTCCTTGCCGTCTTCATCGGCAATTCCGTCCCATCCAAGCACTACAGACTTGAGGAGCTGCAGGTCGCCCTTTTCGGACAGCTTGCTGAACTCGCTGCGTCCAAGGCGCTTAAATACAACGTCAAACGTACTGGAATCGAAGGTGCCCCCGTCACTGGGCTCTTCGACGGTAACGGGCCATTTGAAAGTCTTGACCTTTTTGCGGACAAACGCCATTGATTGGAAGGCACTGCTCACCAATCATACACGCAATAAAAAAGGGGCGACCATGGCGCCGCCCCTCTTGAATTGGCCTGCCTGCCGAATCAAGTATAAACAATGCTGAATTCATCATTGCCGCTTGTGCTAGGCACAGCGGTGTAAGGAATGTTCAGCATGTGAATGCCGTCCTGATCGCTGTAGGACACGTCGCCGATGTCGATCCTGGTGGAGGCGAAATCAACGATGTTGCCTGCGGTCTGGCCGTGCTGGAACAGCAGGTTGCCCAGGGTGCCATCGCTCAGGGCAGCAGTGAAGTAGTTCTTGGTCGCCATGGTGACGGCCTCGAGAACCACCGTGCCGGCGGAGGCGCGATCGGTCAGAAGCACCTCTTTGGTGCAGCCGACGAGCTCGCGGTACACCAGGGTGTTGCCCACGTCGAACGTTACAGACTGCAAACAACCGGCGTAGGAGAGCAGCTCGAAGCCGGTGGTGTTGCCGTTCTTGAACACGACAGGCGTGGCCTGGTTGGCATAAGTCACCGCCGGCAGAGCAGTGTCGGTCGGCGTGTTGTAAATGCCAGTGAAGGTGAAATCAATGGTTGGAATCTGGCCAACAGTGCCATTAATGGTGAAGGTTCCACGAGCGCCGGTAACCTTATGCAGAACGCCATCAATGTTGTAATAGATGGTTGCGCTGCTAAAGGAAGAGCTCACCGGGGCGTAGGTGACGCTTGTGGTGGCAACGATCGTCTCACTCAGGCCGCAAGCCTTCAAGGCCTTGCCATAGCGAGGAGCGGTGCCAGCGGTGCCAGACCCGGCCAATTCCACACTGAAGGTGCATTCCACCCGGGTGTTGGCCAGGAGCTGCTCCGATGCGCCCATGTAAGGGCGAATCAGATCGCGGCTGACAACGTCACTCTGCAGAGGAGTGATGTTCAGATCCCTCACCAGCACCGCGTCGGCGCCGTCTGGAGTCGGATCCGTCCCGTAGGTCGATTCCGTCTCCAGCAGAATCAGACGCTTGCGAGTCAGAAGAGCCATTGGAAATTACCTCTTGGGTTTCAGGGGGAGCGGTCCGTTCAACAAGGACGCGGACGCCAGTTTCGGGATCAAGGATGTAGGAGCCACCCTGCCCATGGAACTCA